CCACAGTTCTTTATGCCAAGTGAAGTTATTAAACGCAGAAAAGAAGAGGATAACGTTCCATATGACATTTGGGTTAAACGAGGTTTAATTACAGTAACTGAAGGTAATCAAAATGACTTTACTCTTGTTACTCAGTGGTTTTTAATGATGATTAGAACATATGAAATAAGACCGCTCTGGGTTGGATACGACCCGTGGAATAGTCAATATTGGACTAAGGAAATGGAAGAGTTAGGTTTTGAAATGGAAAAGGTTAGACAAGGTATTTATTCATTATCTGAACCAATGAAACAACTAGAAGCTGACTTAAAGAATGGTAATGTCATTTATAATAACAATCCAATCATGAAATGGAATTTAGCGAACACACAAGCTAAAGTTGATATCAATGGAAATATCCAACCATCAAAGCTTGGGAGTAAGTATAAAAGAATTGATGGTGCAGTAGCACTTATTATTGCTTATGCAGTTTTAAATAGATACAAGCTTGAATATGAAAATATGATTTAATGGAGGTCTCTATGGCCATATTTAAAAGAAAGAAAAAAGAGGGCTCAAAAGAGTCCTTTAAATTAATAAGCGAACTTAATTTACCATTATCAAACTTTGGTTCTAATATTTCAAAGTCAGATGTAGTAAAGATTGCAGTTGATAGAATTGCTAGTCAATGTGCAAAGCTTAAACCCAGATACATAAAAAAAGAAAATGACAAGACAGTTACAGAGAAATCTGGTATGCTGTCTTTTCTTTTAAAGCACCAACCAAATGAAGTGATGTCTACTTATCAGTTTATTTATTTTATAGTAACAACCCTCTTCATGACAGACAATGCTTTTATCTATCCAATGTTTGATAGTAAAACAGGTCAACTTCATAGCCTTTATCCATTAAAGCCAACAATTGTTGAACCAATTGTAGATGGTGCTAATAATTACTACTTAAAGTTTAACTTTGAAACAAGTGAATCATTTACTGTTCCTTATGAAAACATCATTCACTTAAAAAGGTTTTATCATTCTAATCAGATCTTTGGTGGATCAAGTTCAAGTGGTGACCAAGAAGCACTACTTAAAACAATTAAAATAAATGAAAATGTCCTACAAGGAATAGATAATGCACTTAAGAGCTCAATGCAAATCAAAGGTCTCCTTAAGATGAGTGCAATGTTAAGTGAAAGTGATAAGAAAAAACAACTTGATTCATTTAATCAAATTTTAAGAGAATCAGTTAGGAATAAGGGAAGTTCAATTATTCCGGTCGATTTAAAGGGTGATTATGTTCCGCTTAATACTGACCCTAAGTTAGTTGATAAAGATACACTGGAGTTCTTACAATCAAAGATATTAGATTACTTTGGCGTATCTGCAGCAATCTTTAATTCTAATTATACAGAAGATGAATTTAACTCATTTTATGAACAAACGATAGAGCCTTTAGCAATTCAGATGTCTGAGGCTTTTTCTTTAGGCTTACTGACACGAAATGAAATCATGCGTGGTGAGGAAATTATCTTTTATAGTGAAAGACTACAGTATGCCTCATGGAACAGTAAGATAACTGCAATTGAAAAGTTAATGGGCTTAGGTATTATGTCATTAAATGAATCAAGAGCACTCCTTGGATTAGAACCAGTAGAAAATGGTGATAAGAGATTACAATCACTTAATTATGTAGATGCCGCTAAGGCAAACGAATATCAAGTCGGAAAGGATGATGAAAATGAAAGTAACGATTAATGGTCAAGTTAGTAAAGAAGCATTAAACACAATATTAGCTGAACAAAAAGAAAAGATAGAAACAATTACTACTTTTTGTAAGAAGCATAAGATTACAGAACTCTCATACAAAGATAATGTCTTAGAGTATGACTATGAAGTAGTAACACTACCTAAAACAAAAGCAAAGGAGGTAGAAACCAGATGAAAAAAGAAACAAGAATTGCTGAGGTAAGGTTAGAAGAGGCTGAAGATAAAATGATTTTAGAAGGTTATGCAATTGTCTATGATGAACCAACTTTAATTGGTGATGAAACATATGGTTTTATTGAAAGTATTAGTAGGGATGCGATAACTGATGCGGCAATTAAAGATGTACCCATGAAGTATAACCATATGGATTCATTTTTAATTATCGCAAGAACTAAGAATGGCTCTTTAACATTAACTAGTGATGATGTTGGCCTTAAGGTAAGAGCAGAACTGCTTGATACACAAAGTAACCAAGATATCTTTAAGATGGTTAAATCAGGACTCTTAGATAAGATGAGTTTTGCTTTTGTGGTTAGTGAACAGGAATGGGACCAAAATGGTGATATTCCAAAAAGATATATTAAAAAGATTGAACGTTTGTATGATGTTTCAATTGTTGATACACCCGCTTATGATAAGACTTCAATATATGCTCGTTCTTTAGAAGCTATGGACTTAGAACTAAAGACTATGGAATTAGAAGAGCGTAACAGAAAAGTTGAACTTGTAAGAAGAAAACTAAATTTAAAAATAAAAATAGGAGCGTAAAATCATGAATTTAGAAAAAAGAAGTAATGAAATTAAAGCACGTATCGCTGAAATAAAAGGTTTGATTGGTGCTGAAGTAACACTTGAAGTGTTAGAAGAATTAGAAGCTGAAGTTGATGAATTAAATGAAGAACAAGAAACAATCGAAAGAAAACTAGCAATTCAAAATAAAACTAAGTTTAATCCGATTGTGATTGAAAGAGGAAACCAAGTTAACAAAGAGGAACTTGAAAAGCGTGGTAAGAGTTTAAAAGAGGCTCGTGTGATTCAAGTTTCAAGTGATGAGATCTTACTACCAGAACATGTGGCTGATGGTATTGCGCCATATCCATTTACACAGGTATCAGCTCTAGTTGATAGAGTAAAAGTGGTAAACCTAAATGGTGGTGAGACTTATAAGAAGTCATTTGTTAAAGGCAGCGGTGTTGCAGGATTAACTGGCGAAGGTGAAGCATATAGTGAAACTGAACCTGAATACGGTTATTTAACGATTACAAAAGTTAAGGTAACTGCTTATACAGAAATTACAGAAGAGTTAGAAAAACTACCTAACTTACCATATCAAGCAGAAGTCTTAAAGAACATTAACGTATCACTAAAGAAAAAGATTAGTGAACAAATCTTAAGAGGTCCTGGTACATCTAATACATTTACTGGTATCTTTAGCGATGAGGCAGTAGCACTATCAGATACAACTGATTTAGAGATTGCTGCAATTACAGATACAACCTTAGATGATATCATCTTTGCATATGGTGGTGATGAAGAGGTTGAAGGTGGCGCATTTTTAATCTTAAATAAAAATGATTTAAGAGCATTTGCAGGACTACGCACAAATGAAGGTAGAAAGGTTCATACAATTGATTATGTTAATAATACAATTGACGGTATTCCTTATATCATTAATTCCTATTGTAAAGCGATTAGCGATACAAATACACCTGCTGGTGAATATGGTATTGCTTATGGTTCACTACTTAACTATGAAGTGCCAATTTTCTCGCCAATAGAGATTAGTAAGTCAAATGATTACAAATTTAAAGATGGCATTATCAGCTATAAAGCATCAGTATTTACTGGTGGTAATGTTGTCGGATACAAAGGATTCTTAAGAGTTAAGAAGAAAGGTGCAACACCAAACGAATAGAGGTTTAAAAAATGGAACTACTTGAAACAGTTAAAAAATCACTCTTAATACCGTTATCTGAAACCTATGCAGATGATGAATTAAACAATCATATTTTAGCATGTAAAAACTTGCTTGTAACAACAGGAATAAAACCAGAGGTTGCTAATAATCATCCGATAGCCCATTCGTTAGTTGTGATTTATTGTAAGACATTTTTTGGTTTTAAGTCTGATGGTTCAGTAAAAGAATTACCTAAGAGTTTTGAAATGCTACTAAACCAACTAGCATTATCCAATGGTGATAGTTATGTTTCCGAGTAGTCCTAATATTAGAATAACCTTACTTAAGATCACATCAATGAGAGATGCGATCGGAAATAAAGGTTATCAATTAATTAGTAAAAAGGAAGTTTTAGGCATATCTAAATCTGTAACATCTAAAGAGTATTATGAAAGTAAGAAAAACGAATACAAGGTAGATGTTGCATTAAAGATTCAAAGCTTCTTATATGACGGCAGTAAGTACGTCGTTATTGATGGTGTTATATATCAAATTGAGCGTACTTACCTAACCGGACAGTTTTTGGAACTTTACTTAATGGAAACTAAGATTAAGGGGATTGAGATTAATGGCTACTCTTAATAACTTTTTAGATGAAGTAAATGATGCAATTAAAGAATACACTGATGATGTTAAAAAAGAGTTAGAAAGAAATCTTGATGAAACAGGTGCTAAGATTTTAGAATATGTTATTGCTAATACACCAAGAAGTGGTAGAAAAGGTGCAATGGCTGATGAGTTTACTAAAACAGTAATTGGTGAAGGTATTACTAAAACCATTGTGATTCATGCTAAAGAAAAAGGTAGACTTGTTCACTTGATAGAATTTGGTTTCCAACATAAAGGTGGTAAGTATGTAGCGGCACGACCTTTTATGAGACCAGCATTTGAATACTTTACACCAAAAATGCTTGATGATATTAGGAGGATTATTCGTGGCTACTAAAGAAAGATTAGAATACATCTATAGTTTGTTAAATGAAGTCTTACCTAATAAAGTTTATTATGCACTTTATGTAGAAGATAATGCAGAAGTACCTTTTATTGTCTATCAAGAGATAGGTAAAAATCCTAAAACTTATGCAGATGACTTATATTTACTTAAACAAATCACCATTCAAATAACACTTGTTACAAAGAATAAAGATGTTGTTTTAGAAGATAAGTTAGAAGATGCACTTGACCTTGCCGGTATTGATTTTAGATTGATTAGTGAATATCCATTAATTGATACTGGAATATATAGAATTTATGAAATAAAAATGGAGGAATTTAAAAATGAGTAATAAAGTAACATTCGGACTAAAGAATGTCCACTATGCAGTAGCAACACCAAATGAAGATGACTCATGGGATTTTGGAACACCTAAGAAGTTAAACGGCGCACAAGAATTAAGCGCTGAAGTTATCGCGGGTAAAACAGATGTTTATGCAGATGATAAAATTATCGCAACTTTAGCATCAAGCAGTGGTTCTAATATCACATTAAAATTAACAGAACTTGATGATGACTTTAAAGTGGATGTTTTAGGTTTTGCTAAGGATTCAAATGGTAACTTAGTAGAAGTTATTAATCATCGTGCTAAAACATTTGCACTTGGTTATGAAATACAAGGTGATGCTAAATCAAGACGTATTTGGTATTTCTTATGTACAGCAAGTCCAATTAGCGATAATACAAAAACAAAGGCTGAATCAATTGAACCAAATGAAGTATCAATTGATATTACAGCAAGATCAATTGAAGTGGGTAACTATTCAGTGATTAGAACAATTGCAAAATATGGTGATACAAACTATGCGTCATTCTTTACACAAGTTCCAGAACTTCCTGTGATTGGTGTTTAATGATGGAAAAGACAATTAATATAGCAGGTGAGGACATTAGATTGAAGTCCTCACTTTTTACTATTATCTCTTATCGTAATGTCTTTGGAACTGAACTTTTTAGTGATATTAAAAAGCTAGAAAAGATTAATGGAGAAGAAGCTGATGCAGCAGTTGTAATTGATATTTTATTTAGGATAATTTATATTCTACATAAACCTTTTACAAAGAAGAGCTATGATGAGTTTTTAATGGATTTAGATTTTAGTGTTTTATCAGATGTAAAAGAATTAGAAAATATCTCAAATACAATCACAGAACTCTTAGGTGGCAAAGAAGGCAAAGAAGACCCAAAGTAGAAATGGAGGATGAGCAAAATACTACCGCAAACATCATATATAATCTTGCTCATCTTGGCATTTCAATAAAAGATACTGAATTTTTTGATATTGAAGTTTATGCAAAACTAATTGAATTAGAAGTTAAGACCATGTCTAATGAAACGCCAGCTAGACGAGCCACTCAAAAGGACATCGATTTATTTTTATTATAAAGGCAGGTGAGTAGTAATGGCAGAAACAATTAAAGGGATTAATATTAAATTAAGTCTTGATGGTAAGGACTTAGACAATGAATTAAAAGAAATAAATAAAGAGCTAAAAGAACAACAAAAAGACCTTAGAGCCATTAATACAAACCTAAGATATGATAGTTCAAATGTTGAACTTTGGCGCAAGAAGCAAACTCAGTTGAATGAGATGTTGGAAACAACTAAAAAACGCTTAGACACGCAAAATAAGGCGCTAGAAAAGGCTAAACAAGGACTTAAACTAGGTACAACATCTGATGCTGAATTCAGGAAAGTTCAAAGAAATGTTGCCTACTCAGAAGCTGAAGTAAAAAGATTAAATAATGAGTTAGAGAAAACCAAAACCAAGATTAAAGATTTAGGTAATGTTAAGTTTGATAACATTGCAAAAGTTGGTAGTACTTTAACTAAGAGTGTGACGGTTCCTATTTTAGGAGCCGTTACTGCTTTAGGAATGCTTGCTAAAAAGGGTGCTGATACAGCTGGTGCTATTAAAGATACTGCAGAAAAAATTGGCATGTCAATGGAAGCTCTCCAAGAGTGGAATCATGTGGCCAATATTGCAGGTACTGAAACATCAAGCTTAGAGAACGCATTTGTTAAAGTTAATTCAATTCTTGCTGATATTGCATTAGGCGATGTTAAGTCGTTTGCTGGTGTCTTTCATGCACTAGGCATATCTATGGATGAACTTGAAGGTAAAGATACAAGTGAAGCCTTTGAGATTATTAGAGATGCGCTTGCTAATGTTGAGGACCAATCATTAAAAACGGCACTTGCTAATCACTTGTTTGGTGACAAGTTAGGCTCTGAGTTACTCCCAATGTTAAATTTAGAAAGTGAAGCAATTAATGAACTACGTAATCAAGCAAGACAACTCGGTATCATTACAAGTGAACAAGCAGAAGTTACCGGTGCATTTAATGATTCGCTAGATAGTTTAAAACAATCCACTACTGCACTGACGGTTGAGCTAGCCGTAGCATTAGTTCCTGCAATGCAAAGTGTGGTTGAAGCAATTACTAATAAACTAATACCTGCAGTTAGTAATATGATATCTTGGTGGACTAATCTAAGCGAAGGCAATAAAAAGTTAATAGCAACCTTAGTAGGAATTGCAGCAGCTGTTGGACCGGTCTTAACTATCATTGGAAAAGTTGGACCACTATTAAAGGTAGTAGCGGTTGCTATTAAGGGTGTCGGTGCTGCAGCGGCAGCAGCGGGTATTGGAATCAATGCTGCAACACTAGGTATTGGTGCTTTAATCGCAATTGTCGTTACGGCTTTAATGCGTAGTGAGAAGTTTAAAGAGTTATTAGAAAAACTAATGGAAGTATTCCAAAGACTTTTAGAACCAATCATTAAAATAGTTGAAGTCTTGATGGATGCTTTAATGCCTATTATTGAAATTATTATAAATATCATTACAAGATTAATTGATATCTTAGTTCCGATCATCGATATGATCCTAGCACCACTTATTAAACAACTAGATTTTTTAGCAGATATTTTTGAAATGATATCACCTTTAATTGAAATTGTAGGTAATGTATTACAGGCAATATTAGTGCCAGCCTTTCAAGCATTAGAGAAAATACTAGCACCGATCATTAAGATATTAGAAACGATCATTAACTTCTTTAAACAAATCTTTGATTTTGCCGGTAATGTAGGTGATGTAGTTGGTGGTGTTTTAGGTGGAATTGGTGATACGATTGGTAATGTTGTCGGTGGCATCGGTAACTTTATCGGCGATATAGCAGGTAAAGTAGTAAACTTTGTCGGTGATGTTGGTAATAAGGTCGGTAGTGTCTTTGGTGGTATTAGCGATTTTGTTGGTGGCGTTGCAAATAAGGTATCGGGTGTTGCAGGAAATATTGCAAGCGGTGTATCAAATGCAGTATCAACAGCAAAGAATGCAGTATCTGGTGTTGCGAGTAAAGTTGGCGGTTGGTTTAGCAATACATTCAATTTAAAGAAAAATTCCAAGACAAACACGAGCACATCAAACAACCAAACTAATAACTCAATTACCATTAACACCACATCATCCACCTTTGATATTGATTCCATTAATAAAGCGTTAGGTGGTAAATATATATGATAAGA